CACCGATGACCGCACCACCTGCGAGTGCGCCGAGAGCGGTCGAACCGAACACTGCGAAGATGCGTCCGATGACTGTCTGAATCTTGACCATTACTGCTCCTAGTAGTCGTGTTTGATGATATACGTAATGACACTGTACGGCTGAAGGTTGTTGTGTGCCCCGCCGCCACCTGTTGGGTCAGTGTTCTTGGCGGCGTGGTCGGCAACGCTGACACTGTGCCCGTGCGACAGGTTCGATGATACGCCCGTTGTGCCACTAAACGTGTGTTGGTGGGCACCAGTCGTGTTTGAGGACGCTGTGATACCTGTCGTTGCGGACCTGGTGGACTGTGTTTCGTTCGCCGTAAACGACACAGGGTTCATGTTGAAGGTGGAACCAGATGCCTTTTCACGGGAAAGCAAGTCAATCGTGTGGGAGTGGCCGGGGTCTGTAACCGTGATGGTATGGCTGTGGTCCCCAGCCGATGCGACAGTCCCGCTAAACGTGTGGTCGTGGGTGCCAAGAGCGTTTGACTGGGTGACCGTGTGGCTGTACGCCGTGACGTTGTGTTGGTGAGACGGAATCTCAGATGTGGACAGGGTGACTGTTTTGGCTCCGCCTGTCTCGAACATCGTGTCAAATTCGGTTTGGCCTGTGTCTCTGCCGACAAGTGTGCGACCACTGAAGTTGGGTGTGTTGGCACCGACCAGGGCGATAAGTTCGGTGTATGACCCGCTGATTGCCGAACCGTTGCACAACAACCATCCTGTTGGTGCGCTTGTCCCACCGTATGCGGAAATTGTTCCGACCGGGCAAAGCAGTTTGAGAGCAGCGGAGGCAATGTCGGTGGCAGCGATGGTTGCGTCAGCAATTTTGGCTGAGGTCACGGCACCATCTTCAATACCGGCGGTGGCAACCTGACCCCATTTGATTCCGTTCGTCTGCGCAGAATCAACCTGCAAGACATGGGTGTTGGTGCCGCCGACAGCAAGACGGTTGATGCTGGACCCGTTGGTGGTAATCAGGTCACCCTTGGTGGTCATCGCTGACGCAATCTGGTTTGCTTCGTCTGCTTCGACGGCAGTAAAAACAACGTAGACAGTTGATGCTGAGGCGTGTTCTACGTCGCTGGTGTCGTCCTGTGCACGGACAATCGTCAGAGTGGTGCCGGTGGCTGCTGTGACCCGAACCTTCTCTTCACGGGACGTACCAGGTTCGATAACAATGTAAAACGGGAACGTCGTCGGCCAGCCTGTGACGGCGGCGACGGTGCATGAGGTGGAGCCTGCACTCAGCAACGCACTCAGCGTCGTTGTGACTGGTGCGCCTTTATATGCTTTGCGGACGGGAAGTGCCATGATGCTCCTAGTTTTCGACGCTTCTCATACTAACAACCGCTGTTCCTTCCCAATCCCACGTGTTGCCGTAGGAGTCAATGGGCACCCAACGGATGTCTTCAACGATGACCGAGTGGATTGACTGTCCTATCTGGAGAACCACAATCCGAGGGTTGGACAGCAGACCATCCAACGTGTTCTGTTCCTCCTGGACATCAAGGTAGACCTCACGGTTGTTGCGAAGTTTTATCTTGTGGTGCAGCAGCAGCGGAACGGTGAACAACTGTGACCGGAACGGTGCAACATAGGCTCGGGTCATCCAGCGGGTGACAACAGGGCCTTCGGTGACTGTGGCGGAACGGGTCAAGTCCAGTTTGAACTTGGCTTCGATGGCTTTCGTGTCTGTGCCAGCGAACGTGTTCTCCGTGTCGCTTGCGGTGGACCAGGTGCCAAGGTTGTCGTAGTCGTCCTCGTCGTTCGACAGGTATGCCGTGACGGAACCCTTGAGTGGTTCGGACCGGACATCAACCTTGGCGACGAACTTGCGGTCAGGGATACCCCAACGGTACGTCCCCAACTCAATCGTGCCCGACGCAACCAGGCTCGCCGTGTCCTCAACAATCACCCCGACACCAGAAATAGAGAACACTCGTTTGCTGTTGAATTCGCTGACAGACAACACATCGGCTATAGAGGTGTACATCAAATCTGTGGCGAACGCCGGGGCGTTCGTAGTGGTGAAGGTCGAAAGGTCAAGCCTGCCCAGACCGCCGTCGGTGCCGTCATAGTTTGACCAACCGAACCACACATACTTGCCTTCGGAAATGAAATCACGCACAGCGCCAGATGTCGGGATAAGCGGCCCAGCAATAAGGTTTGCGTTGCTGTCAGCGGTACAGAACCGGACACCCTTATCGGTGCCCAACAGGATGAACCCGAGGTAGCCGTGGATGCTGTACACCACTTCACCCAAAGGCAGTTCAAGCGCAGCAATCGGCTGGTCCAAACCTGTAGCGTCAGACTTCAACGTCATCTTGTAGATGATGGATTTGACACCAGAGTAACCTGCGGCGTAAGCAACATTCTGACCGCCAGCCGCACCAACCCAACGGAACGTTGTATCAGGATGAGTGTAATGCACCACATGGGAACCAGATTGAATACCGATGACATACAGTGCATTGTTGACGCTGGCAAAACCCCAACCTTTTGCGTAGTCAAAACCAACATACGTTTTCCCTGTTCCCGAACCGCCAGTTGGGTAAAAAAACGAGACTGACGCAGAACCTGGTGTCGTGTAATAGATGTCGTTGTTCGTGTAGCCGATATAGACGTTGACACCGTTTGTTCCAAGTGCTGTGATAGCAGTACCAGGGGAACCTGTCGTCACAGAAGTCCACGTCGGGCTAGCAGCAAACGGGTCTGTGGTGTACTTCAGGGTGCTGCCATCAGCGACATACAGATAGTTGGTGCCGCCAGAAGAACGGACTGACACAAGGAACAGGTTCGTGTTCGCTGACTCCAACGACCGTTTCGTTTTATTCAGCAGGCTTATCTGGCCCTTAGCCCACGGGTCAATACCTTTCGACTTGTAGAACCTGTAGTCCTGCGACCCAGCCGAATCTGCATACTGCTGCCCTGCACCAAGATGCCACGAATCCTGACCTCTACGCCACAAACCACCAGGGTTGATAGCAGCCTCACCTGGAGCCGTGGAGATGTCCTGCGAGTCACGCACTCTAGGCTCGTACTCACGGGCAAACTGCCCCGACTTTTGGTCCACCATATAGGGGCGACCGTTGATAGCGACCGGGTACAGCGAAGGCACCAGGCTTGTTTGGCCTGTGCCTGAGTAGAACGCTGGGGTCCCGAAGAACGGGAGCGTGAACGTGGTAACCGCCACGGGTTACGCTCGCTGCAAGAACGTCGGGTACAAGCGAGCCAACCGCTGCGCCTCAGCAGTGATACGGTCACGACGCATACGCAACAAGTTCGTAATCGAGTTACCGACAGCCCCAGGCGGGACCTCATCCGAACGGCGGGTATCGCCCTGCGACTCAGTGAAGTTTCGTTTGATTTCACGGGGAGCCATCAACCTGATCTGTGCACCGATAATCAGAATGTCTTCAGCAGACTCAGGGAACCCGCAAATGTTCTGAAGGTTGTCTGCTTCAGCAGCAGGCTTGCCGAACGGGGCTTTGAACGTGACACGCATATCACCCTGATAAGCATCCTGGTCCAACTGCAACGCCAACCCAGACCCGAAATCTTTGGTGGGCATGTCACGCAACAGTTTGAAACTACGCACCTGCTGATAGTCGTCGGACTTGTTGCGGGAACGCACGTCAATCAGGTCGATAACAGTCCCAGAAGCAGGCAGGTTCACCTGACGGTCGGAGCCGTTGTAACGGAAGTCCAGCACCTTCACTTGGAACAGGCCGTTCACCGGACTAGACAAGTCTGCTAATTCATCGGTGATGGCTTCGAAGATTTGGTTGCGGGGGAAACGTGGGTTGACCACCACAACAGTGCCACCCGTGTGGGCTGCTGCTGTGGTCCCGTTGAAAGCCCGTTCAACCGTCAAGGTTTTCGTGGACTCAACAACTTCCCAAACGTACATCTGCTCAGCGTCAATTTCTAACACCGAGCCGGTGCGTACCGAACCCAAGTCGTAGGACAGCACACAACTGGTTGCGGTCGCAGTAATCGTGGCCGCAATCTTGTTACGTTCCTCCACCACACCAGACAACAACTGTCGGTGGGCACGGGTAATGACTTGGGAAACAGTAGACAACTGTTACTTCTTCTTTGCCTTCTTGGACATCTTCATGCCCTTCTTCTTGGCGGCCTTCTTTGCGGCAGCCATACCAGACTTGGTGTAAGGAAACTCTTTACCGCCGACCATTGGCATGATTACTCCTTGGGTTGTGAACAAGCCGATATTAGCAGGGGAACTTTTTGTCAAGTTCGGCTGCGTATTTCGCATGAATCTGTGGCACCAGTTCTTGTATCAGCCCGTTCATGGTGCGTTGTGCTGTGCCTGCCCCGATGTGCTGTTTGTAGAGCATCTTCGGGATGTGGTGGCAACGGGTGGCGAGGGCTGTGCGGACTATCAGTTCGTAGTCGTCTGCTACGGGGAGGCTGGTGTTGTGGCCGCCGATGGCGTGGTAGACGGAGGCCCGCCATGCCCGGACGTGGTTGGGGGCTGAGACGATGTGGCTGAGGGTGGTGCGGTTCATGGGGACTCGCATCGCCCAGACCTGGTGCTGGTCGTCCCAGTAGTCCGAGCCGTAGCCGAGGCCCCAGCCTTCGGGGTATCGGAGGCTGGAACCATCGGGGTAGACCTCTGC